CATTCGTAATTTACCATTATTTTTCCTTTCTAATCTCTATTCCCAATGCAACAGGCGATTCGGTCCAGAGTACCCAGACTGTGGAGATTGCCTACCCCCTACCTCTTTTACGCTAACCCACGGGACATTTACACTAATTACCTGTCTAATTATACTAAATGCTTAATCACTTACCATAACAAAATTCTTTTATTTTATTCCTGAATCCCTATAGACAAAACCCAATCTCGTTGTTAAGGTACTACCCAACTTCATTCCAAATTTCTCTACTTCTCAGTCTAACCTACAAATACAGCGATAGCGATACGCTCTTATTGTAATCCTTTGCGTGATCTTATCCATTGTTCTTACTAATTCCCACTAACTCCATTACACTTGCGTGCGTGAACGCGAAACAACTCTATGAGGTGGTTTGCGGGGGGTTCTGTGATCAAGCTATCTTAAAAAGCAAACAGTTCCTTCGATACTACTTTGCCGCCGAATACAACCTCTAAATACGCCGGTTCATGGCATATTGCACATTGTCTGGTTTCCAGATCAGGCATTCCCAAATCCTCCATCCTCAGTAGCCGTCTTTATACTATGGTGCCTGTGGCACAACCCCTGTAAATTCTTAAAGGTATTTTCGCCTCCCTGTGCTTTTGGTACAATATGATCCACGTCTGTGGCCCATTCGTTGCATCCGGGTATTTTGCAGATTGGCTGTCTGCTGAGTTTCATTTTACGCAATTTTCGCCATGTATGGCCATATCCACGTTTAGCAGCACTGGGCCTTGATTTATCGTATCTTGATTTTGGTGTGAGGTGTTTATGTTTTTGGCAATATCCCTTTTTGACTAGATTCGGGCATCCGGGTTGTGCGCATGGTTTTTTAGCTGCGTATGGCATTCAACTTCACCGACCACCCATCTTCCAGCATACCAGAGGCTGCTTCACTGAATGGCTGAATTCGTTTTCTGTGTGTATTGCATCTGAATCCGAAGACGAACATAAATTTGGCAGGTAGGTTGCAACATCCGCATACGAACTTACCTGTTTTGTCCTTGCCCATGGATTCCCTGCACGTATGGCACAAGCCCATGAGTTGCACTTCTGTTATTCCGCATTTTGAGCAGTACATGATTTTTCCATCAACCCCTGATAGGGTGGGGCCGCGTCCACAGCACCCACCCCGGAGGGGAAAGAAGCCTAAAAGTAAACATACCACGCCAATAATCCGAGTAATCCCATACCGATCGATCCGTTGATGAATATCCATTCTAGGGAGACAGGCGTGGGTGGCGAATTAAAAGTAATCGCGTCTCCCGGCTGCATCGGTATCCCGGTAATTAGTGCACTGTTCGTATTATCGATTGTGCCTTCGTGCACATACATCATTGAAACATCGCCGCCGATTGGCGAAATGGATGGGTTCCAAGTAAACGTGCCACCTTCCGTTGTAACCGCTGTAGTTGCCCAGCCCTTGCAATCGTTTACGTCGTCGTGTGGTGGATATGGGGCCATTATTCACATTCTCCTACTTGTGGGTTAGTCGTCATCATCGTCGTCACACTCGCCCATGTAATCGTCCTCGTGACCTACGTGGGCTTGAGCTGCGTCTTCGCAGATTTCGATGGTGTGTCCGTTGTGGCAGATAGATACTCGCCTGCAAACTTCACCGTGTCCCCCTCCGTCGCTACCATCTTGCCCGTCAACTCCATCGGACCCGTCTTGACCATCCACGCCGTCTTTACCGTCCAGTCCATCGGACCCGTCGATTCCATCAATTCCGTCTGCACCAGCCTCGCCATCGATTCCATCCTCTCCTTGTAAATCGTCGTGCGTATGATTATCCAACTGCTGCTGCTGGGCAATATGACCGCCAACAAACAAAGGCCATGGGTCATTGCCGCACCCGCTCAGACAACCGCCAAAAAACAACGCCACAAACACAAACGATAGTCGTTTCATCAATTTTCTCCGTAGTTTATTATTCAGATTAACATAAACGTAACCTTACGATCTAGTCCGACAAACGCAGTTACTTGACCATTGCTATTCTCGAACCATCCAAGCCATCCAGTTAATTCTGGATTCGAGTACATTTGAAACATGGTTGTTCTCCTATGTAAATAGTATCGTTCCTTTTCCTTTTGCCGACATCGTTTCCACCACTTTCGGCATGTTGTACAGTTCCAGTGTTTCGCCTTTATTCACATGGATGATGGCATGGTCTTTTCCGGTTGGTATTTTGCCATCTACCCAATTCCTGGAATGATTCCAGTCTTGACGCCCTGATTTACCAACCCAAGAAAACGGCTTTGATTCTCGTTTCATCAATCCAATTCCTCCAACATACTCATACCATTCTTCAGCCGCAAAACATTGATATTCCAAAGCATCTTGCGGTGCTCGTTATCTTTATTCCGAACCCAACCCCCGCCCATGTTCGCCAGCCCAATAACCAACGCGCTGACCAAAGCAACAGCCAGCGGCAGAACGAATTTCTTCAGGTCGGATTTGTCCATATCCAAAGTATACACCACGATCCTATACCGCAAGCCGTATATGGCTGAAATATATATTTATATTTCCCGACCATTCTCTTGACTACCGTGATAGTGTGTAGTAGAGTGTATGTAGATGATTCAAACAATCATCACACTTATAGGGAGAATGAGATGAAAACCAAAACATTTGCATTGAATGAGATATTATCGGCAACAACCGGAAAGCTACTCTGTGATTTTGGAAAATTGCGCAAATTATTCGATTTTCTCACGCAAGATAGCTTGATGACTCACCAGCTTCCAAGAGCTTCTGACGAGTGTGTGCCGTGGCTGAAACGATGGCATCCCGAATTATTTAACATAAGCACGGACGACCTGATCGGAAGTTTGCAGAACATACCGAGCGATGATCGGATGGCTATTTGTACTGAATGGGTCAACGATCTGATTGCCAACGGGCTACCGTCACACATTACACTGTCGCCAATTCCAATAGACGACCACGATTATAAAGACCCGACGGACGAAGCTATCGAAATGGTTGGCGATCCCGATCGCGTAATTATTGTATCAACCCCGGATAACCATAACGGATAATCTCGTAATCCCTATGAGCAGATCGGCTCCCGTCGCGTTGGCGGGGGTCGGCTCTGGGGATTTTGGAAAGGGAAACTATGTTGTGGACTTACAACTGTATCGACTGCCACAAAGACTACGAAAAAGATTACGACAAAAAAGGCGGCGATGGTAGTACTAAGTTGTATTGTCATGGTTGCTGGTCGTATCGTAACAGTATGATTGCTGACATAGAGGCTTGTGATCCTGCTGAAAGACCAGCATTCCACCAAATAAAAATCAAGGAATTACAGGCAAGAAATGAAAGGTTGCGCAATGAGACCCCTCAGCCCTAAACAACCCGCCCGCTGGCCTATCTGCGAGGTCTGTCGAGATTACTACACGGATTCGTCAACGATAGTGCCGAAGAAGTTGATAATCATGCGTGACAGCGAATTCAAAGGCCAGTGCAAGCGGTGCAAGGAATTGGAAGATGATACAAAAATTAAAGCATAGATTAAAGCTGGTGATCTATGGGGCGAAGCGCCTCAAAGAAAAACACGCTGAACAACTCCACGATTTAGAGATTGGGTGGCGAGTGCGATTCAAACTCGAAGAGGAAAAAAACAATAAAATACGACACGATCTACATGGGCTTATGAAGAAAATGACTCAAGCCGAGATGTCTCCGCGTGATAGAACTGGACCGCAGACGCTTCGCATGATGTTGAGTTTTGATGAGAGGATGTTTCGAGAACTGGCTGATCCTCATTATGGCGACAACAAACATCTAATCCATTTTTTCAGCCGCGAGATGTCAGTCATGCTAGAGCGGGAATTATCAACTATGAATTTCGCAACATTGCAAGGCCATATACAAAACGCGAACCGGAGAATGTATGACCCGGAAACGCTGCCTGCGTACTTGTGGTAGCCGGATCGCCGATAATAAATATTATGTCCTATTCGACTATCGGACGTACAAGGATAATACGATGAATCACGGAGAAAAAACTAGGCAATTACAAAGCTGTTGGCAAGCGGGCGAGCTATGGCAACAGAATCGCCAAACTCAAGCTAAGAATTGGGATATCGACGATTGTTTATTCATGGATTTAATTAGTAGGCATGTAATGATTGATTGTTTTTTGCTGGCAGAATCACACATGGCGGATATAGAAAAACTGTACGCAAAGTATATGCCCCATAAGGCGTCCGTGCCGTATTGATATGAAATATACTCATTTGAAAATTTGGGATGTTGACTATTACGACGACAAACGCAAACAGAATTATACACGGTATATTTGGGAATTTTCTATAGTTAGGACACACGTTATGAGCCATCGATTAGGACCGAACCATCAGTATACCCGTTGGGATGCACCCGTTCCGTTTATTACAAAATATAAGGCGGTAATTAATGCAAAACGGTTCGTTGCAAAATACGTGAAGGGTGTTGATCTCGATATCGATACTATTGGAGTGGGCGATATTACATACCGCCTATAAGACATCACCTGTTGCATTGGGAATAGAGTTTAGAAAGGAAAAATAATGGTAAATTACGAATGTGAACACGCTGTAGGTGATTATGTCGAGGTGATTGATTACCCATTAACGGGTTCGATGCGTAGTGATGACATTTGCAAGAGCAAACTGGTCGGCAGAGTTGTCGAAGTTAGATTCCTTATATCTGGCAGCACTATGTATATACTTTGCATTACCCAAATGTTTGAACCGAAACATATAAGTTGTGCAGCGGCTGAAATCAAACCATACGTCCCATACGTCCCATAAGGCATATTATAACACATTCGATTATCGGACAGGAGATGAAATGAGTGAGTGGACGGTAAAAGCATACACAGGTAACACGTACAAATTGACTGCCGGGGATAAAACGCGTCTTGGTGAAAAAGAATTCCTCGAAGAAGTAGCCGCCGAGCACAACGCCCTGGCGAAGGTTAAGGAACATTTAGCAATTATGGGAGAACGCCCGCACAGTCCTAAATGTATAATTACAAATGTCGGATGCGAATGCGGCAAAAAAAACGCCCAACTCCTACTCAACGAACTTATTTTCAAACTGAGAGGCCAAAAATGATCGACTGGATCAAAAATCTGTTCGCACCGTACAGATATATTAAAGGGTATCCATGCGATAGGGATGTAAATTACACTATTTTAGAAGTAGAAAAGGGGACACGTAAATTCAAGTTTAGAGGTGGCTATACGGTTTGGTACTGTATGCCCGAAATGAGCCGGTGTTCCACCTCGCTTGAATTTGTTTTGCATCAATTTGGCGTATGGGCAGATTACGAATCAAAGGCAGAGAAAAATGATCGCTGAAAAATACCGAGACATGACCGAGGACGGGTGCTGGAACGAAGCCCATCGCGAATCTGGATTGGTCGTTGCGTTCTGTTGCATGGCAGCGTGCGTGTTGTTCGTGGCTGTAATTCTAGGTCTGATCTGTGGAGTGATTGAGGCATGAGTACAAAACCAGATTTCAACAACTACGATAAAAAAGTGTTTGACAATATACCATTATCTCCCAACAAGCTCTGTTTCTTTGTATGCGAATTGTGTAGCGAGGACGTTCCTACGATCTGCCTTGTGAATGAAAAATACATCTGCATATCTTGCAAAGAAGAGGTGTTTGCGAAAGCGGGAAGGGAAAGGGTGGCGGGATGAAAGCTGATACCTGTGATTGTATTATTGGATTTTTGATCGTGGCTGTTTTGTTGGGGTCTGTAATGGTTTTAGCTTTCAGATACTTTAGCGCTGGATTTTGGGATGCTGTCGGCGCTGCGTTTGTTTATTTTATGTGCTCTAGTGTCCTGGCGGTGTTTATCGGAATCTGGTTCAAATGTAAGGTAGTGAAATGAAACTCACCCTCTACACGATTTTAATCACGCTGGCGCTATGGAGCTGAATGATGAGTATATTGAGTTGTAGACATTGCGGACGGGAAACGAAAACGCACGGCGCAACCGGATTTCATGGCTGGTGGGACGTCAAAGAAAATAGCAATTACGACGGTTATGCGTCTGGCACATGCTACCAATGTAAAATAATGGAGCTTGATACCCGCCTCAAAGCCCTTGAGACGCCCGTGCAGCCCCGTGACGGCCACGAAACGGAAGATACCACGAATAACACAGAAACGAATAGGAAGGCTTAGAATGCCCGCAAAGAACAAACGTAAGAAGTACAAGCGCAAGACAAGCGCGTTGAGTATCGACCCGAACGTGCATGAAATGCTCGTAAATATGGCGATCGAAGATCATCAGCTAATCAAGATTAAACTTGAATTGATAATCAAAGAAGCGGTTAAGCTGCGTGAAGAAAAAAATCTTGCGTCGCAACCCTCGACAGGATAAGAGCTTATGACTTTCCTGAAAATAGTTCCGAGAATTGTGTTGACGTGGTTCTGTGTTGTGGTAGTTTTGTAGCCGAAAGGTAGAAACATGGTATCAAGAGGCAGAATCAAACCAGAGACAACATCCGGGCGCATATTCAAGAAAACAATTACGAAGCTCGATAAGCTATCGAACATGGTGGAAGACCTATTTCCGTTTGTGCCCAGCAGGCCCGAGTTAATTGACTGGTTAGCTGACGGTGCGATCGAGAAGTTGAAGAAAAAGCGTACTAAGAAACGTAAAGTCAATATTTGATAATTTAATAGGTGACGTAGCTCAATTGGTAGAGCGGTTTCGCCACGGTCGCTACAGAGGCCTCTGTTCACTAGCTTCCACTAATGGCGTTTCGGGTCGCAGGTTCGAATCCTGCCGTCGCCACTTGTTGACAAGGCTCGGCTCACTCAGGCTAGGCCGTACTGGGCAAGGCTGGACTGGGTTTGGCAGACTAGTCTATGACGAGGCTTGGTTGGATATGGTCAGGCGGGTCATGTCGTGGCGCGTTCAGGCATGGCAGGCAGTGTGTGGCATGGTATGGCTAGGTTTATCACGGTCAGGCCAGACGAGGCAGTCAAGGAATAATTCTGAACATCGTGTTCAGTTAAAGCGAAGCCACCAGATAAGGAGATTATCATGGCAGCAGCAACTAAAAAGAAGGACGTAAAAGAGGAACGCATCGTACTTCCTGCATTGAGAATCAAGAAAATGGAAGTGAACATTATCGGTGATTCGTCATTGATCTGTCACGCATGGTCGGACAAGGCCAAAAAGATGATGCTCGACAAGCAGATGAAAAAGGCGAAAGCTGGCAAAGATGCGAAAGACCCACATCAGGATTATCTGGATTCACTGTATCCGTTGCCGGGCAAGAAAGACGCCTACGGATTCCCTGCTATTGCGTTCAAAGATGCAGCGGTCAATGCGTGCTCGCACGTTGACGGCGTGACGAAAGTTTTAGCTCGTGGTGCGTTTCACGTTCAAGGTGAATTGATTCCGGTAATGAATGGCAAGGGTCCAGCAAAGCCAGCTATGCGTGAAGACATGGTGAGGATCGCAATGGGTACCGCCGATATTCGTTATCGTGGCGAGTTTAAGGAATGGCATTGTACGCTTGAATTACGCTACAACGAAAGCGTTTTAAGTCCCGAACAGATTTTTAACTTGTTCAATACCGCCGGATTTAGTATCGGCGTTGGTGAACATCGACCACAGAAAAATGGTTCCAACGGAATGTTTCATGTTGGATAAATTAACTGTTGACAAGGCGGATCGGGTCAAGGTGCGTCGCGCCAAGGATTGGCAGAACGAGGCAGGCGTGGCTTGGTGCGGTATGGCAGGGTTTGGCAGAACGAGGCAGGCGTGGCTTGGTGCGGTATGGCAGGGTTTGTAGGGCCTGTCGCGTCTTAACACGCGAGGGACGTAGCCGACATGGCAAGTCGCGGTATGGCGGGGCTAGATGTGTCCTGGTTGAACTCGGCATGGCAGGCATGGCTAGTGCGGTAAGGCAACGCAAGGCGAGTCTTGGCCCGTCGAGGTGGCGTGAAATTTAACCGAAAGGGATGAAATGGTATACGATAAATATCGATGGAAAGACGGATACGTTTCGGTCGGAAAAGTAAAGGCCCAAGACGTTGGTGAGCGACTGCACGATCTCGAACAAGAAAACGGTGGACTCACTCCATCCTTGATTGTGGACGAAGCAAGATCACGCAAGTCTATTTTGCACCCGATGTTTGAGTGGGAGGATGCTAAGGCTGCCGAAAACTGGCGACAGGACCAAGCGCAACACATTGTACGTCACATCGTTACAATCGCTAAGGGTGATATGCCTGAAGTGAGAACGTGGGTTTCTATCGTGGCTCCTGATGATAGCGTGCTCGATCGAAACCGTATTTACATATCGTCCAAAGTAGCGATGGCCGACAAACAAACACGCAAACAAATCCTACAAGAAGCGTGGTCGGGAATACTTGCATGGAAAGAACGATATAAAGGGTACAAAGAATTAAACGCTCTGTGCGATGCGATTAACAGGGCGAAAAAAGATAAGTCCGGCAAGGCTGCGTAAGGCTTGGCGCGAAGGCTGGGTATGGTACGGCGCGGTTGGTCCCGTCATGGTCGGCTGGGCGCGTCAGGGCGAAACATGGCAGGCGAGGCGTATTGAAAATTGAATAGTTGGTAGAAACGCATTGCAAAAAGGAGGTAGACGTGCCTAAGAAAAATATCGAAGTTGATTATATACCGGGAGACGTGGTTGATATCCTAGATGTTGATCTCGTCAAAGTCTACGCTATGGGTGCAATTACCCATGTGTGGGTCGGACTTGACGGAGCCGTTAATTATGGCATTGATAGCGAGATGAATTCGAATAAATCTTGGAGACTCCCTGCGCCGCGACTTCGACCGCATGTTCCCGACGAAACGGTCAGCGAACCCATTGAAAATTGAATAGTGGTGGTGTCCTTAACAAAACGCTCACAAAAAGGAGTGATGAAATGCAAGATTTCAAAGTAGTTCAAACAATTATGACGGACAAAGAAGAGTACAGGGGTTGTTTGACAATAGAAATGGAAGGAAAAAAAGTTTTTGTTGTCTGTGATGGCGAGCCGGAAGACAATAGCTTAGGCCGCAATTTTAGTGATTGCTATAATATTCTGGATATTATCGACGAAGCTCATAAGGCGGGCATAGATGGTCGCACCCTTGTTATAGAAAAGCTAGAAAAAGATTGGGAATAAAAATTTGGTGACTGGCGCCGCCTTTTTTGAATAACTACCTCTGTAAGCCGCGTCGGGTTTGTGACCCCTCATAGGCTCGGCGCGGTAATAATTAAAGTTTGTTGCCGTGCGGTGCATAGCCGTGCCTTGCGATGCTATGCGTGGCAGTGCGATGCGAACCCCGGCTATGCCTAGCGAGGCAATGCGATGCAATGACCGCTTCGGCGGTAAGTTGATATTATGGTTGAACAATGTGTAAATTGCGGAACTGACGAAGACTTGAATCAAGAACACGGACTCACGTTTTGTTCCGAATGTTTCGAGGATATCAACTGGATACACGAAACAATTATCGAAAGACGAAAAGAAGAAGCAAGGAACGAAGAACGAAAGGAAGATCGACATGCCTGACGAAAAAACGTGCGACTGCGGGTATCAGGAAAAGTATGATGCTTTGTTGGCTGAGTTTTTAGAGCTTCAATTAAAGTGTATAGATTATGCAGACAAGCTATTGGATTATGGTGCTGAAAAACTGAAAGGGATGCAAGATGACGGATGAACTGGCGAAGGTCGAGCCGAAGCCGCTGGCTGTAGTCGGAGAACCGCAATCAGACGCGGTAACATTGATTCAACTCGGCATAGAAAAAAACATCGACCCGGAATCAATGAAGGAGCTACATCGGATTCTTGTGGCTGAAAGAGCCTGGAACGCGGAAGTAGCTTTCAACGAAGCAAAACGTGAATTCCTGTCGATATGCCCCCCTGTTCCCAAGCTGGGAACCAACGACCAATTCGAGGTTACAGATAAAGGTACTGGGAGAAAAAGATATTCCCGCTTTGCTCGCCTATCGGATATAGAAACTACCATCATACCTTACGCCCACGAATGCGGGTTGTCTCATAGTTGGACCGACATGAAACCCCTGGAAGTTTCTGGCAAGCACTATTACGAATTAGGGTGCAAGCTGGCTCACGTCGGTGGCCATAGTGAAATATCAGGGATGGCCTTGCCAGCCGAAGGCAGAGGTGGAGGAAACGACCAACAAAAAGGATTAGGCGTCCACACGTACCTGAGACGAGGAACGATCATCTCGGTTTACGCTATTCCGTGCTGCGATGAAGACAACGACGGTAATTCACCCGTGGCAAATGCGACACCACAAGAAAAACCAAAGACAATCACCACTGAGCAGGCGAACGACTTGAACGATAGATTTATCGCCCTCGGAGGGTTCGCGGATAAAGGACGGTTCTTGAAGGGTTTAGGATACGAGAAACTATCAGACATTCCTGAGAATCGGTGGATGTTTTGCGTCGAGCAGTTGGACAAGAAGCTGTCTGCAAAAATCGACTCAGAAAAGGCTCCCGAACCAGGACCGCAAAATAATGAGTGGGTAGGATGATAATCCACGACGTGATTCAGGGAAGCGACGATTGGCATAAGTTGCGTTTAGGCATCCCGACTTGCTCCGAGTTTAGCAAGATACTCAAGCCGTCGAACCTGAAGCCTTCGACTTCACAAACACCGTACTCAATACGATTGGCTACGGAACTGATTACCGGTGAAGTGTCTGACTCTGGATCATCCGCGTTTATGCAAAGAGGGAACGATCTGGAGGCCGAATCGATCCGGTGGTATGAGTTTGAGAAAAATGTCGATACCACGGTGGTTGGGTTTGTGACCAATGACGCAGGGACGATTGGTGGTTCTCCAGACCGCTTAATAGATGTTAATGGTGGGGTAGATGCCAAGAACCCATCGGCGGTTACTCACGGTCTATACATTGACAAGCCTGATAAACTCAGGGCTAAGTATCGCCTCCAAATACAGGGATATTTATGGATCACGGGTAGAGAATACTGGGACTTGTTTTCTTACAATCCCACCCCAGAGATGCGGAACCTAGTTATCGTCCGATGCCTGCCAGATCAAGAGGTCTTCGCAGCCCTCGACGAAGAAATGCCGAAATTTCTCGAACTGATCGAGACGAAACGACAGCAGCAACTAAACAAGCCGGTAGAGATACCGCTTTCAGAAATGGGTTATTAACACAGCCGAAAGGGAGAACATGGCGACGCATGAACAACGAAAGATAAGACGAAAATCAATGGCCCTTGCGGTTAAAAGTGGTTCCCTCATGGGTGAAACTGCTGAAATGTATGACGTGTCTGTGCATACAGTTAGAGATGCCTGCAAAGAAAACGGGGTAAATATCCCATTTGTTAATAGAACCAGCAACAAGGAAACCCACAGGGTGCCTCTGACCCATTTTCAGATAGTCGCCGATTTGCAAAATACGGTATTGACATACCAGGAGATAGGTGCTAAATATGGGGTGTCAAGAGAGCGAGTGCGTCAAATACGTGAATACGCAATCGCCTCAAAGATCAAGATGAACAGACGGAAAAGTAAATGACGTAACAAATAACTTGCGAAAGGATTTGCAATGTTGGTCTTAGAAAGACATTTAGACGAGTCGATCATTATCGGCGGGATCGTCAAAGTCACGCTTGTCCGCATTCAAGGCGACTTGGTTTATTTGGGAATCGAAGCGCCGAAATAAGTCACCATTCACCGTCAGGAAATCCAAGAGAGGATAGAGCGGGAGGAATCCAGTGGGAACTGAAAAAAAACTGCAAAATTTGATGGTCAAACTATCGGACAGGCTACAAATAATGGCTGAGGACTTGGCTGAACTTACTCGACTTAGCCGGTTCCTAGCCACCGACATGGTAACCACGATTATGACCAAAGACGAATGCGAGAAAGAGGTTGACCGACTGTTCGCCAAATACATGAAGGAATCCGATGAACACGAAAAAGATTGAGAAGCCGGGCGATTATGCTGGTTTGACATTCAAGGACTTGGAGATCGGCCAGTGTTTCGCGGTATGCGATATCGACCAGTTAAGCATGAAAACCGATAAATCAAAATCTAGTGACGGGAGCGGTCGAACATTTAATGGTTTTTGCTTCTACAACATGAAAAATGTGCAGTTTGTCCAAGACGCTAAAGTGCTCCTTGCTAACATGCACCCTATCGAATGGTGGGAAAATTGAAAATAATCAAAGTTATTGCGGGAGCAATTCATGTCGGTTTAGCTGGAGTTCTTATAGCTATAACGGGTATCTCTCTATTGCTGTACATTTTTGCAATACCAATTTTTGTTATTTTGGCAATTTATATAGTTTGGAATTTGGTATGACCGATTCATTGTTCCCCGACGATCCACCGAAAAAGACCCGCAAGCGGAAGACCGATGCCCTGTGGGATGCAATGATCGCTATCTGGCCGCAATTAGATACGGCTCAGTTAAAGGGTCAATGCCGACGCTGGCATAAAGCGTTCAACGAATTAGGCGTCGAACCTTATGAATTACTGGCTTACGCAAAGAAGTATCAGAAAAAGTGCAGTGACTATTTGCCCGATGTTGGGAACTTACCGAGTGCGGGAGCGTTGATAAATCAGTGGCATAATTGCAAGCCAGGTATCAGCGAGTGCCTGCGTTCGATGTACGACGAATGGTTAAAGGATAAGCCGCCGTGGGTCAAGGATATGGAGTGCGGATATTACGTTTTCCTATTCATTGAAGGTAAGGCTGGTCGGATACCGGACAAGTTGTTGAACGTGGCGAGGAAACAATGCAACGCCTACATCGCAAGTGAAGGTGACGCTGCGATCCTTCACGCGGTGGAGCAACTGGAGAAACGAAATGAAAATTGAATGCGAAGTAGGCAGAAACGAATTACGTTGGTTCCCCCGCACGGGGTATCAGCGGTCTCTTGGGGCTGGGCGGCTGCGAAACTGTCCCAGTCCCTACTCCGCTTCGCTTTTTTTAAGGATGAGAAATGATTGAACTTGAATTACCTTATCCTCCAACCATCAACCACTACTACGGTATGTCGGGGAAATTCAAGTACATCAAGCCGAAGGGTAAAGCGTTTCGTCGTGAGGTGGCTTCTGTGTGCATCTTGAAAAACGTACAGCCAATCGAAGGTCCGGTGGAAATTAAGATCGCTATCTACCCGCCCGACAGACGGAAGCGTGATATTGACAACGTGCTCAAAGCATTGCTCGACGCATTAGAAAAAGGCGGTGCGTACAGAAACGACAGCCAGATAACGAAGCTGGTGATTGAAAAACTGGAAGTCCAAAAGGGCGGAACGTGTTTGGTAAGGATAGACGCCGCACGGAAAGGGATGAGATGATGGCTGACTTAACTCACAAAGAAACTATGCGAAGATTAAAGTCTGAGGCAAAGATTAAGCTTAGATACATCCGACACCTGCATGTGAACGATATTCCGATGTATGACGTGCTGGGCGACCCCGTACTGATGTGTCCGTATTGTAAGCGTGTTGGTACTTATGATTATTTTGATGTACTCGGCTGTAAGGGCCAGAGGATGATCTGTAACGGATGCCATAGAGAAATAAACACCAAAAACACGGTAAAGGGCAGCCAAACCTGATAGGAGATTAAAATGAAATACGTATGGTTAGAGCTATTACACGAACGCCAGTTCGACGAGATCATGTACGGCCTTTCCTTGTGGAAAAACAAGGTGGACAAGGCGATTGTGATTGTGAGCAAGGAATTTCTATATAGCAACCGCGATGATTGGGAACGCCTGCTAAAGAAGTACGAAGGTTTTATTGTAGCGGGATTAAAAACATCCGATTATGAAGGCGAGATAGACAGTTTAGAGTTCTGGGATAATCTAAGGACTTGGCAATTAGAGGCTACGGAAAAATTGCCGTTCAACACACCATACGCCCTCGACATCGAGCTATCCCTCAAGCCTTATTACACCGGCAAAACGAACGACTGGGAATTGAACTTAACCACGATGGCTATCGGCATGTCGAAGTTACCAGCCGGTGCGATGATGTTCCCCGCTGCTTCTTACAACAACAGCACAGTCCATCCGTGGCATGAATTCTTGTTACCCGTATCGAGACTATTCCACAAAATTCTCGGAGCCGAGTTAATCAACCTGAGCTACGCAACGCCTGGTTATGCGAACGACGGGCCGACACAGCAAGGCGTCAAGATGCGTGAGGACTTGCTAGCGATCACGCCAAAGGTCACAGAGTTGCTTTGGGTTTACAACAAGAGCAACAACGCGGGGTTGCCGTACTGGATGAACGATGAGGGCAGCACGATTAAAAAGCTGATGAGCATGAAGGGCGTCGAAAACTACATCATCCATCCATCGGAATCTAACTACGTCGATTGCGGCAAGAAGTTCGCGTCACAAAAAGGCGGTGCGTGATGAGTAAGGTGATAACGGCTGAGATAAGTGATGCTCTATGCGAGGATGGAAAGAGTGTTCTAAACATTAGGTTTGGTGCTAACGAACATAACCACCAAATTCCGTGTTCGGACGATTACGCCCAAGAATTGTGTGACCATCTTAAAATCTTCGACCCCGACCAGCAGGAAGGGGGGTGCCACCACGACTACTTGCATCACCCGACGAGGCCGGGTGAAAAATGTGTGAGATGTGGAACGGTCAAGGGTGAAGATCAAATCGTCCGCGAGCACAGCCGTGATGACGTGGGCGTGGCGAGGGGGCTTCTGGCCTGCATGAAGCAGTGTTTAGCTTTACTTGATGACGGGTGCATGGATATCGAATGGACTCATGTGCGTAAGGAATTGCGTGGCGAGATAGACAAAGCCGAATTCCGCCTCGCCGATGCCAGGAATGATTGCATGTACCCTTATTCTCAATGTAAAAAGATAAAGCTCACCGACGCCAAGCCGAAGCATATATGGGATGACGAAAGAATCTGGGATGCAGTTAGATTTATAACTGCACGTTCTGGTCCATGCGTAAACCACAAACCGGGTTATGATTGTTTCAGCACTAACATAGGGCAAACTACTATCTGTGAGCCGTGCCAAGCAACGCGAGTCATTGACCAACTCAAGAACGACATGCCTTCCAACGCCAAGCCAGACGACCCGGCCACAACATATGAATTTTCCCAATGGGTGTTTGAGATAGGGGGGCGTCTGAATACGTTGGCTGGTAATTTACATAACAGGCTACGGTTCGAGGATTCAGAGGCATTACGAGCAATTGTTTACGACCTGGAGCAAATGCCGAAACGTATGGCGTGTTATAAAGCCAAGCCAGACGACCCGGCGGTGGTGGATGAGGAAGTTTATGAAAGCATAGGTGATGAGCGAGTAGGCCAGCATTTAATTGACACTGGTGTTATACAAAAACGCAAGTACAACCCAGCCGTTGTCAAGGCGTTGATTGATCTATTGCTGGATGCCGAATTACCAGAATCGTTAGCCGCGAAGGTTGGGTGCCTCATCGCCAAGCTGAAAGGGGCAAAAGATGAGTGAGTGGACGGTAAAGAAAACAATTAACCCAACATCTTATGACACTATGACTCTCAATACGGGTGAACACGAATTGACAATTCCTGCTTCAATCGAGAATGAAAAACTGTTCTATCAATTCCTTGCCGAGCACACCGCCCTGGAGAAGGTGAAGGTTGAACTTGAAGATATTGTCAAATCCCAACTAAAATGAATCTGTTGTTTTAGTTGCGAAGCGGTAAACGGCGATGGTCATTACGATCATTGTCCAGTTCCAAAACTGGAAACCCTGCTCGACGAACTCGCCAAGCGGGAGGGAGAAGCGGTATGAATCACTATCTTGAATTTTTAGAACAACCTTCAATCGGTCGCAAAACAAGAATATGGTCGTGCGTATCCAAGACACAACACACTGAATTGGGCGTTATCAAATGGTTTGCACAGTGGCGACAATATGTTTTTTATCCGGCCCCAGATACGCTATTCAACACGGGCTGTTTGGGTGACATCGAAAAATTCATTAAACAAGAAATGCACAATTACAAATACGCGAATGGGTTGCCTGGAAAGCGGGTAAATGCCTAACCCGATAATATACGTTATGTTGCGTTGAGAAAGGAAAATTATGAGCAATAGTAGATGCACTGAATGTCATACCATTCTGGACAATGACGAAGACAACGTATGTGCGAAATGTTTCCAAGAAGCATCTGTTTCCGAGTTTCCAGAGCTGGTGTTTACGGTATACCCACCTGCAAGATATTCAACATCTGGACAATGGACAGGGCGTTGCATACTTGGAAATAAACTATCTCAGATAGTGGTGAAGGGTAGAGACGAACAAAATTGTAGAGATGTTATCGATACTGCTGCATGTATACTCGGATTTCGGGCAGTGATCGACACCCCATAACCCCCGACGCGGAGAATGAGATGGTGTGGGAACACAAATTATACGGATCAGGCACGCAAGTAGTGTCGCAAAACGATTGCAACGAGCCTCACTTATATGTGTATGGCCCACGATTATTAAGCGACAAGGAATGTTGTCACGAACGAAGTGCGGTGTGTCAAGATTTGCGAGATTTCTTGAATGGTGGTGAGCGACCTGATTGGTTGGATGATTTAGAGAGAATAAGCGAGGATGAATTGCGGGGAGTTGACGGTACATCGATTCGATCCACTGGCCCTATGTATGATTGCGACCCACCGAAACTTAACTGGAAAGAATGTGCGGACGAAGGATCACAAGCTAAACGTGCTCGGCTTATAGATCGTGTTGTCGGTCTGCACGTCCGCTAACATGGGTTACGTTACGCTCGAATATAGGACTATAGCAATGGAAGATACCTTGGATTTTGTAATTTCGCAATGGGATGATGAGTGGTCATTGACTATGTTTGTTACTGATTATTATATACCATACGATTCCAGCATTCGTTACGCTAGCAAAAAGGCCGCCATAAGAGACGCACTAAAAACTGCGAAAGCATTCAACAAAAAACCCGATATAGAGTTTACGTCATGAGGCAAATAGAACATTGGTTATGTTGCGTTACGGATGCGTGGGATGGAATGCTCAGTAATGAGAAATCTGCAAAAGCCCACGTTATCCGTAACGTCCCATAAGAATAAATACATAACATTCGATTATAGGAATTAGAAAGGAAATCATGAATAAGCAATGCGTTAAATGTGGAGCGGATACAACAGCCGAAAAGGTATTCTGTGCCGAGGTGAAGGATTATCATTGCACGCATAAAGAATGCGGATACAAGGAATTGCGGGTAATAGAGCACCCTGTTTTTAATCCAGATGATATCGAGACGCTGATTGCAGCCAGTTTGAATGCCCATGCCAGGCTCGCGGTCTATGTTGATATGGATGATAGTGCGGGGGCGGGTGTAGGGAGAGCGGTGTACGACAGACTCACCGCAGCTCTCGCCAAAACGAAAGCAGCAACGTCCTAGAATATATGTTGCGTAGGAGAAAACATGAACTTAGACGAACGCATGAAAAATTATGAACGATCCGTTGGCAATCGGCTTACCATGCGGTGTCCAGCAATTATTCGTCTTGATGGCAGGGCTTTCCATACATTTACGAGGTCATTCGCCAGGCCTTATGACAATGTTTTCAGGTCATTGATGGTAGGTACTGCGATTGCTATGTGCGAAGAAATATCTACCGCTGTATACGCTTATGGTCAATCTGATGAAATTTCCATACTTATGAATGATTACACGCTATTCAATACCGAACAATACTTTGGTGGTTCGGTGCAAAAGATAACGTCTGTAGTGTCATCTGTGGCAACGAACGCTTTCAATCGGGAACTACGCAAGCATGGATTACATGATAAATTATTCAAGGCGACCTTCGACGCGAGAGTATTTTCAATACCGGAACGCGATGCCTCTAATTACTTCGTTTGGCGACAACGGGATTGCATCCGAAATTCCATCCTGAGTCTCGGGCAGAGTTGTTTTTCTCATAAGCAATTGCACGGCAAATCTTGCGAGGACATCAAAAACATGCTGGCGGGGCCATCTATTCTCTCGCCGTGGGAGAATGAATCCCTCGAATTCAAGTACGGGTTTGTCGTCCAGTATGAAACTGTAGGAGGATGGGAACTGTCTTTAACGCGGGAAATAGAAGTGAATCATATAGAGTATTTATTGCAGCCACGTGAGGATTAAAGCTAACGTCCGCTAACATGGGTATGTTGCATAGAAATGAACATTAACGCAGATAAAATAATCGAATTACTTGAAATTAAACATTCCAAAGATGTCTTTGTTTCTGAATGTAAGGTGGGGCCGTCGCAGGGGCATATGTGCCCCCGTATGGACGGCTGGGCAATGCGTAAATCTTGGGCGAACCCATCGTTTATAGGCTACGAAGTTAAAGTCAGCCGGGGTGATTTTGTTCAGGATCAGAAATGGCGTGTGTATTTGAAATACTGTAACCAATTCTACTTTGTGTGCCCCACGGGGCTGATCAAAAAAGAAGAATTGCCGAACGATACCGGATTGATCTATTTATCAAAAACGGGCAGCAAGCTGTTCATAAAGAAAATAGCTCCGCACCGCGAAGTATCGATCCCCGTTGAATTATTTATGTACATACTGATGGCTCGGACAGAGATCACCGCTAGTCAATTCACCGGCTACAGAGGAAGTGAAAATAAACTCGCATGGTGGAAGGATTGGTTGGCCAAAAAAGATGAAAACAAAATTGTAGGGTGGAATGTTTCCAAAAAAATTCAACAATTGATAGAAAAACGAATAGATGATGTAGAATCCAAGAACGCCCAATTGTCGGAAGAGATCAGTAAACTCCAAGAGGTTAAAAAGCTATGTGGTGATTTGGGTATAAAACTGGATATGGGCTGGCGGTTTACCCAGCATCTAAAGGATCGAATCGACATGATAAAAGGTAAGGGGTATATCGACGATATTGATAATGCCATAAAAAACCTAACCCAAATAAAAGAAAGTTTCAATATTTGCGAAGCGTCAGGGGCCATAGTCCCATAAGAATAATTATGTGGTATTCGACTATCGGACTAAGAAAGGAAAAACATGGAAAAATCATCTACAGCTTCAAGTACCAGGACTATCATTAGGTTTAGTCGGGAGGAAACCATTACGGCGTTGAAAGAATACGCAGAACGTAATGGCGAGACTCTCCCTGATGGAAGGTTTTTTGTATGGTCACCGTCGTCTGGCGATTCTATATGTGAACGCGACAGCTTAACTACGCTGGGCGTAGATCATTGAAGTAGCGAAATAGCGAAGTAGGCAGCGGGTAGCTGCATACGGTGCAAGCGACCACAGTGATGATCCCGTTGCCCGCTTCGCAGTAGGAGAGTGTGATGACCGATGAACAAGTTAAGCAGATCGTAGATGCGATACAGACTTTCAACATTTCCCTTTTGATAAGCCTATTAGGGGTCATTCTTGCTATTTGTACAAGGAAATAAAAATGACCGAGCCGACGATCTGCGTGAAGTGTAAGCACTTCCTCGACGAAGAATTGATCGAGCCAATAGCTTTCCCGTCGATTTGTAAACTCGCAAGAATCGAGGCTGGTTGGGAAGCTATAGATTACCCAACAGGCGTAAAAATAAGGAGCTTTTGTTGCGAGGACATCAACCACGGCAAATGTCCGCACTTTGCGAAACCAGAAACGGAGGTGGATTATGGATGAAACAACAAGAAAAGAAAAAGAAATGATACTCGCAGGCGGGGGGCAGTACGCACGCAAGGGTGACACCCCCGCCCCCGACCAGGCGGTAGCGAGGGGGTTGCTGGAAGCACTGAAAGAGGAAGAATATCAAATAAACAGACTATGTGAAGCTAAGGATAAAAATATGGGCGTGTGTTGGGATATGCCCAGCTGCTTGGCGACGCGGGATAGGTTGCGTCAAGCAATATCAGAGGCCGAAGCCCAACTCGGCGAGCCGGAGGAAATCCTACGGGATAACATCAAAGTATCTAAAGAAACCTTACCGGATGGAACGGAATTAACCTTCATGTCTAAGCCGGAGATGCTGGAGTTTGAGATACACAAGTACAAATCAGAATGTTATCTTAGTTATCGTTTGGCTGGTTACTATTGCAGAACAACTTTTTCAGTAGTCGTGTATGACGAGCTTCCATCTGTAGCCCACGCCATCGCCAAAAGTCTGGGAATGGTCGCCGCGTTCCCGAAGGAGAAATCAGATGAAAGTGCATAAACAGGGGGAAACATACTCTTACGTTTCATTTGGTGCGACTCCTTACACTTCTTATTATACCGTATGTGGGTTGAATGTGCATCGTGACTCTAATCTCGAAACTGTAGAAACATGGCGTGGTATTCCAAAAAAGAAACGGTGCCTCAACTGCCTCAAGCGGAAGGAGAAAGGATGAAACGACTATGGTGCTGGATGTTTCACGGTTGGGCGTGGGTAGAAATGTATGAGCAGCCCGACAGGATGATATGCGTTGTATGTGGAAGGACGAAACAATGACAACGAGCGACGGAAAATGGAAGTGGATACTAATTGATACTAATGACTACTAAAATTAGTATTCAAGTGCGTTTCCAGCCCCTAAACGCGGGTTGCAGGATATTGGACCCTTTGGCGGTTTATAGTGTATAATTCAAACAGCTGCGTCCGTCGGCGACACAGCGAGAATTCCGTCTGATACGGATTGATTTAGAATGGGTGACTGTAAAGGTAACGGTTGGGATCAACACAAGATCGATGTATTGAACAGGCTGGACAAAATAGAGAAAACGCAAGAGGCGCAGACTAAATGGCTAACTAAGATTCATACGCTCGTACAAGTCGGGCGTGCTTCACTCTGGGCGACTGTTGTCACGGTGTCTTTTATAATCTCGGCCGTGATAAGCGTTGCCGCGATATACTTTAACAAATAAGGAGAATCAAAATGCGTAGATTATCGATTATGGCCGTATCCTTGGCCGTGGCTGGACTTTCGGCGGGCTGTGGCTTCATGGCCAAAAACGACTCTTTCTCTATGTGGGGGCCAAACAAAGACGGCGTAATACAAGACGGGAATGCAAACGGAATGCCCCCAACGGATAGCGTAGCGAGTTTCTATATCCAAGCTCCCGAATTTATGCTCGGCGGGCGTTTGGACGCGAAGGCTGCGGCTATCGTAGTTATTGATGGCGTTGCAGAGGTTGGGACAAACGTCGCAACGGCTGTAATTCTCCCGACATTCTCCCTGTTTAAGCCTATTGTAGAGACGATTTTCGGTCCACCAGCTAATGGCACGTAAGAGGCGTGAAGCCTTCATAGCCGTTGTTGAATACTTAGTGCTCTTTGCGGTCGCTGCGGCGTTCGTATTGTTCGTGTGGTACGCTAAGAACCGCACAAATTAGAACACCCTGAAAGTTATTCTAATTTCGGGGCGATTATTGGAATGGACTGACCATTTTGTTAAGGTCAACAAAAAGGTGTGATATGAACCGACGCTCATTGTTGAAACTGATACCGGCTGTGTTCGCGGCTCCGTTGGCGTTGCTGGCGGGTAAGAAGGCGGTGGAAGCCGGGTCAGAAAAAAACATTTGGCATCCTTCAAAGAATGGACATAGCGTCCGTATGGGTAACGGACTCTCTGTCAACTATGATAAAGTATATCAATTTCATCCCAACCAAACGGTTGTGTTGCCGACCAATGGAACGATAAATGGATTGTCCGTCATGCGGGGCGATGTGATAACAATCGACAAAGATGGCGAAGTGAGCATAACATGAAAACCGAACAATGTCAGCAAAATAAATTACTCGGCGTGTCACCGAAAATGGATATATCAACCTATTTGATGATGCGGGAAGAATTGGTGATGAGTATGGCGATGAGTATGGCTATTCCACATGAACTTTTATCCAATCACAAAGGATCAACCTTAGATGGTGATCGTTTGATTATGCACTCGACTGATTTCAATGGATTCTATGCGCCTTTGTATAAGCCCAATACGGACGATACACCGGAAACCACAATTAGAATGTGGAGAGATGCCTAACAATGCCAACTAAACGCAGACATATCGACGTTGGAGTAGGATTCGTAGCGCTTACCCTGCTTATATGCTGGACGTGCATATCGAGCGGATGCAGTATCCACCTCATGTGTAAACATTACCACGATACCCAGAAGCACGTAAAAGGTATCGAAATAACAATACCGGAGAAAACAGATGAAGATTAATGGCAATAAGACTTATATCGGAATGATCGCGGCTGGCTTATTTGGGATCGGCATCGCTCAGGGCTGGATGTCTTGGGATGATGGATGGGTCCAAACGATAGCAGCGGTTATCGGCATGTGGTCGGGCGTTGCGATCAAGCATAGCACGGACAAGAAAAAAGCTGGGTGATATGAAGTTAGACACTACTAATTGGCCAATATGCAACGGGTGTGGTGAAAGGTTTAATGATCCGCAGGATTGTGTTGGTCTACTTGGCCTGTGTGAATATTGCTATTATCCATCTTTAGGGCTTATAGGAACCATCAACAACCGGGCATGGGCAACCGATGAAGCGTGCAACGGCGGGTGGTCAAACGTAGTCCGTGCATATGAGGATACCAATGCTTAACGACCAGCTACTCCGCGAGGCGATCTACGCAGACTTCCTAGCTCCGTGGTGGAATATCATAGCTGAATTGACCAAGTGGTACATCGGGATACTGGCGTCGATCTTCGGTGGTTGACTCTAGTGCATATTCGATGGGTATATGATCGGTGGATGGATGTCTGGGTTTCTTCCGTTGCCGGTCACTACCCAAGTACCCCCCGTAATTTCATCGTACAAGGCCTGCGTGTTCAAGGTGATCTGGTCACAAACAAATCTACTATATGAAGACACTTCTGTCGTAGCCAAAAAGTGCGGGCAAAATCCGTCCGCTAACGCTTTGAAATCTCCCGCCGCGAATGTCCCGCCAATAACAGATACATCGGCATAAGCACCGCCGCTTAAACGTGTTCCCCCAAATAAGGCAGCTAGTTGTATGGTATCAAATCCTGTAGGTGAAACGGATGTCGTTATAGTTGAACCCACCTGCACCCCATCCAAGTACAGCCGTTTATCCGTATCGCTTTTCCATTCTGCCATGATGTGAAACCACGTATTTGTGGATATTAACCCGGTTACACTTGTGGTTGATGCCAACGCGAGTCCATCGAAATACTCTAAATGTACAGAGCCATTAGAGTTCACCCTAACAAGAGAGTAATCTACTCCCCCGGAATTATCAAAATACGACATCGCGGTTCCCGAAAACAATGTCCCTCTTGGATTAAACCAAAAGGACATCTTTTCTTCGCCGCCCATAGAGAGGGAAACGGATTGTGTTAGGTGTGCGGTTCCCCCCTGTAGAAATATAGCCATTATGTTTCACTCACTACAACCCAGAGTAGAAGCAGGTCGTTAGAGGCAGTGTCTGCGGCTGTTATATCTCTAGAGAATTCCAACCGATACGGCTCACCGGCAGCCAGACTATCCATGTCGGCACCATCAGTAAACGTGATCGTTGCCTTCGCAATATCACCCGTGGTGCCGGGTATAGTGTCGGTCACTGTGTTGGCGGCTGCAAACTCATCGCCTGCTAAGATATTCTGCCCTACGTTATTTCTTCCTATGCTGACATTCAGCTTTACATTCCCAGTGGTATCATTTTGCATTGCGTAATAAATATCTACCGTTAAACCCCCGCCACCGTAACTATCATCGAGCACGTCTGAAAAGATAGCTGTTTCGGTTACAGTGTCATCGAAGGTAAGAGCGGCCCATTCCTGAAATTGATCGGTCCCAAACCGTTCAGGTGTTGCCGAGCCTGCGTCATAGGACAAAGCCTTGAATCTGGATAGAATGGTTTGACCGGCAGCGCCGCCCGCAGCCGCTTTGTATATCGCGTTACCGGTTGCAGTGTCTTTTGTAAGTACGTGTTCGTCAGTAGCGCCAGACACCTGTGTTAGAGCATCTATCGCGGCCTGTGCGGTGGTTTCACCCGAACCACCCTTTGCGATTCCGACCGCAGCCGATAAAGCCGCGTCAGTGAGTTGGCCGCCTGTAATTGTATTAACGTGTTGGTGTTGTGCAGCAACCCAATGAGTTGCGGCAATGATTGGAACCACTAGTGTCGGCGTGGTAATGGTTGGTGAAGTTGCAAGGACAATAGCACCAGACCCCGTTGTGCCGTCTGATAAGTCAGACGCGGCAACACTCCCCAAGTCCAAGTCTACTTCGTTATTGCCCGTATCATCGTTTATGGTCAACTTCGCCGAAGCTACATTGATATTCTTAAACTCTAAATCAACGCCGGTCTTTTGTTTGAACAGACCTATCCCGGCAGTCCCGACATTGGAAGCAGTGTTTAATTCGCCAACACTACCGCCAGTACCACCGGCGCCTAATTCTGTATCAACACCATTGACGCATATTTTAAGAACACCGTTTATTCCTGCTACCTCTGTCATTTAATTAAACACCTGCAAGGAGATCAACTAAATCGTCTACGTTGGTTTGTATTAGGGCATCAGATGCACCCTCAATAGAAGCTAATGATGAATCTTTATTGGCTGCTAAAATTCCCCATAATACTTTTTGACTGTCTCCTGGCGGATTAGTTAATGCTTCGTTCGCCCATACTAAACGGTTGGCGTGATTGCCGGTCGCAGGGTCTTCCTGCCGTACGGTGTTTGCTGAAACAGCAATAGCCACCGATATTTTTCTCATAAGATTACGATTATTCTGTAGAGTAGAAAGTTCCGTATATGTTGCCATCATTATTTTCTCCTTAATCCTCGACTAATGTAATGTCAAAATCAACCGATACGTCCGCTGTTCCTACGGATGCTTTCGCTAAAAATATAATGTCGCTCAGTGCCTCAATTCTTCTGGGATTCGCAAAGACAATCGGCTGGAATCCGCTTACCGCAATTGTTTCTTGTTGTAATCGGTACGGCGCAAAAGGGGCAACGGCTTCCAATATATTTTCACGAATATAAAATTGAACATCAGCGGTTTTGTTGGATTCCACGTTGATTACAAAAGACTCAATAAACGCTGTAGTGTTTAATGGAACCGAAAAACAGGATATTGTAGTCTGCGATCTGGGTACATCCGTAGCACTGATAATAGCCCAATCCTCAGTACCGGCGGAACTCTCTATCACGATATCGTCAGCATGGGAGACGGGGGGATTCCCATCGTCCGATCCGCTTTCCGATACGAAAGCACGGAACAATCGCATAAAAGTAGCTGTCGTAGGATCGCTTTGTGTTGAACCGTCAGTCGCCAGCGACTCCGTTACAAAAGCTCCGGTTTCATCCAGCCCCTCTAAAACAACTTCTCGACCACCAAGGCCAAACTGGGTATCGCCAACATTCCCGCCGCCTTTGATTCTTAGAGTAGTAGCATCGGTATTGGGGATTATTTCGTAAAGGCCGCCTTCGGCAATAGCAACAAAACTTGTTCCAACAGAAGGGTTCCTTCCGAACTTGTGGAGGATTGAGCTTTTGGCTACGTTACCCTTGGCTACTTCAAGATTAGGATCAGTAATTGGAAAAAAGGTCATTATATTATTTTCCACTCAATGTTATTATTGTGTATATGTGCTACACCCCTATGGCTAGTAATTACAAAGGTTGGTGATCCGTTTATTGTTTCAGAACCATCAGGATCAAGCGTTATGGTGTTCCCCGATGGGTCATCCTTGTATATCCAAAAATCCTTACCCGGTGCATCAGCCATCGCTGGCAAATCTACTATAATCCCCGCGCTTGTCGAGTCTGCGTAAATAATTTGATCGATCAGTGTAGCTGTATAATCGCCAGTGATATTAACCCAATTCTTAGTTCCTACAACCGAAGGGCCGCTTGGATCAAACCACAACCGGCCTTCACGGCAAGGCGGAGTAACTGTGGATGTACTGATACCGGGACGCCAGTTTTTAACTACGCCGTCGGTGCTTCGATTCCGAACTAAGTTATTGCCAGCCATCTTATACCCTCGTCCACTACGCTTGAATCAATATATATTAAGCTCATATCCTCGTTTTCAAACATGATGAAATCATCGGCCTGCAAGGGTAATCCGCTTCGATCGCTTGATACTTGGCTCACGTTTTTATCACCCACCGCGATGAACCCTGTCTGCCCGGTAATAGCATAAATATATACTTTTAACGGAGTAAATGTATCAATGACCAAGGGTACTGGCTTACCAATTTCCGGCACGATTGTCCTACCCGATGTTATCACTTGGTCACTCGCATATCTTGAACAGGGTTCGTAAAGGTAGTAAGGGTATCATCAAACTTGAACTCACTGTTCGGGAACCGATTAGTGTTCGTAACCGTCTTGGTTTTATCGTTCAGGGTGAAATCTGTTGTACCGCCGCGAAGGTTAAGTGTTGCAATTGTTCCCGCAAAATTGTAATTGAGTAACCCGCTATAAACATCCGCGATTGTGACGGTCGCTATATCCTGAGTCAATGTGCCTCCGTCAATAATCGCATTTGTGACAGCCGCATTGTTTGCTACGATCCCGCCCCACATTCTCAGGTTCGTTGTGGCAACGGTACCGCCAGACTGAATAGTTACATTGGCATCAGTCTGTCGATTATTCACCCAACCAATTTCTAGATCAGCTATCGTTCCGGTAGAACTTTTGATTACCACATTGCCTCTAAGGATAATCACTTTAGTTAATGTATCCCCATCCAATGTAACTACCGTACTCGCGCTAGCGCATCGAATAATAACCAAATCCGTCGTACCGCCACCGTCTTTGTAATGAAATGGCTGACCGCCAAACATCTTTACAAGATCGGAACTGATTTCTAGCGGCGTACCATCGGCACCTACCGCGCCGCCGTATCCCTTGTCTACAAAGAGCACATCCAAATCAATAGCAGTAAGACCTGCCATGTTCGTTGTCATGGATTGGCTATTCGTTGACGGCAATAACAAGCTATCGTTATTTGCGGGCGTTGCCGCCGTATCATAAGAGCTTATAGCAGTTACATCACCGTCAGCACTTGTCCAAACTATATTAATTGCCATTGGTTAATCCTTTATTCGCCTCTGTCTATTCTGGATACTTCTACTACTAAGTCCTCATCACCAATTATTACTGCACTGGGTGTAGTTTCTAAAACCGCGACAGTCTTTGTACCAGACGATTGACTAAAATCTAAAACTCCACCCAACAAAACCCAACCCGTCCCGTCCGCATTGGCGATATTTGTCCCGCCAAATAAAACCATGCTAGCTAGCGTGCTTACGTTTTGCGTATACTGACCACCGTTTTGCCATAGATCGGTAACGGCAGCCGACACGTCAGCCGTGCCATCACTCATATAAAATCTAATCAACGTACCCGCACTTGATGGCGCTTCAAATAACGCTTGCGATGATAGAAGCCAAACCCCGCTAAGATTTGCGGTAGAATTATAAACAACCTTTCCAGATGTAATCTCTACATGCAAACTTACGGCAGCGGACCCAGATATAGTTACAGCGTTGGTGAAGTTACTGGAATCACAGATAATCCTAGGCGATGCCGCTGTAGATGGTGACCAGTAAAACGTCCCTGACCCTTTGTGTACTGTTCTCGTGGTCCCCATCACGGCAGGGGTACCGCTGGACATAATATCTTTTGCGTAACCTTTTTCTATGAATAACAATGCGGGCTTAACGCCGTTAGCTGCCCCTGATTGCATTGTTCCACTAGCCCACCCAGCATTTGCAAGGGTTTCCGTTGTTACTATAGAGTTGCCCGCTGTACCTGCCGTCTTTGCTACCGCGTCCATATTATCAGCCGCATCATCGGCAATAGCTCTCGCGGTAGGATGTATCGTTGTACTTGCTGCATAAGTTGATCCAGAGCCGGAGGTTAAATTTATTGCAGAAGTTAGATTATCCCTTGAAGCTTGCGCGTCTACACCGATTAATACGTTGCCATCAACATCGGTGAGTGATGTTTGAAAAGTATACGTCTTGACATCAATGACAACCGTTTCATTGTTACCTGCGTTGCCGGTAAAGATTAGAACCTGTGCCGCTGGTTCTGATCCCATATTAGACGTAATCGCTTGCGTGGATGTTTTAGGAATTACCTGGGTGTCGCCATCCCTGGCCAATCCGTTATCCCAATTGCTACCTAATGCAGCGTCACCATCTACACCAGTCCAGTTAGTTGTTATCGTTGTGCCCATACGTCGCACTCCTTTTATCTGTTTAAGTTCTCGCCGATACGTCTGCCGAGCATAATCGACAAGATTCACCTCTTGACCATGTACTGGAACGACCAAAATCCATAGAATTATCCAGCGTAATACAATACGCATAATCAAATAATCCCCCCGCCCATGCCGCCTGCTAAATGACGAGGCGGTAGGTGTGTTGTAACAAGTTCAATCCCGAGCCTGTTGATAACTTTATAGTGATAAAGTCTCCTCGGACCTTCGCCCGCGACGAATAGGTTTTCTCTATCACCTCCGCAATCTACGGCTGTTTCTTGTCCACTATCTTCATCGATACGATAGAGTCTTCTACCAATCCACGTTCTTGATTGCGTATCGTTTATAGACACATATATTCCGCTTTGCCCGCCGCCGCCGATTACATAAGTAGTGCTGGAATCCCCTCCACCACCCCTAGCCTTTTCAAAGCCGTATTTTTCTGTAAGATGAGGGGTTCCAATTAACGCCCATTGTCCGTCGCTTCCAACATTATTAGGGTCTAAATACAAAACAAAGTGCAAAGAGTCAGATCGCCTGTCAACAAAAACAATGACGATATTTTCGTCACCACCAACACCAACAATACTACCCCACTCTCTCGGCAAGTCCCATGTATCAACGATGTGCAATGTTTCTGCATTGATACGTGATATTCTAAATGGGTCATCGAATTCGTTTACACCAACACTCTGTGCCACATAGACCACTTTTTTATTACCACCAGTACCAACGATGAAATTGCTCGATAAAAACACAAATCGTCCGGGATTCATGGACATTGTTTCCAAGTCCATTTCATACAGAATGTTATCATTAGGAGTAAGGGGGGAATCGCCGTACCATACACCGGTGGGTTGAGCAGATTTTCCTCCCGTCCCACCTTGCGACGGATCATTCACAATCTGCCGGATAGGAGCAACGCCCTTGGTAATCCGTTGTACCGCATCGATGACCCTGTTGTATTTGCGTGCGGATATTGGCTGTCCTGCTACAGCATTATCCAACTCACTAATCGCAGCATCGGTAACTTGCTTAACCATTAAAGCTCTCCCAAACTAAGAAGAGCGAATTCAGTAGCCCTGTAAACACGTATGCCGTCTTTTACCCCGTTAGATTCTATAAAATTACCACATGGCCTATCGCCTGCCAATGAAACATCGCTTGGCGGCTTGCCTGTTTCGGGATCAATATAAACAATCGTGGCGTCCCATGTTTCCTCAATAGCCGTGCTGTCTTCACTAAGTAATCGCTGAGGGGCTTTAATGAATTCATAGGTCACGTTCATCGTTTGTTGCAAGTCATCAGAGATCGCGTGTATACGACTCACAAGCCATGTCCGTGGCCCGCTACCAAATATAATATCGCTATTAATAGTGCCAACATATCTTTGCGCCTTGGTACTTATTCCTAAGTTCTCGCCATCTATCGTGGTCACTACGGTTTCACGCCTACGATAAATAAGCGTGGTCATAGGTATTTGAATCTCGACCATGCCGCCTTGGGTTCTTAGTTCGGAGGCGTCCGGGGTGCCATCGCCATCCGTATCTACCTGTTGTATATAATCAACAAATATCGCACATCCATCAACGTCAAGGTTTGTTTGCAACGTCTGTAACGTGGTCGATACTTCCAGCGTGGGTACGGCTTCACCGCTAGGCTCATTAAGAAAGTCCCCTGTATTACCGCTGGTACTAGGGACGCCCCACGTCACCGCAACCAAGGCTTTTGTGTTATTATCTCCCAATAAAGTCGCATCAACATTGGTGACGAATATCGTAGGATTGAAGGGGTGTGCGTCGCCGTGTCGTGGGATATTAGGTGCTATCGTAGCTAAGAGTAATACTTCATCCTTCGCACCTACTATGTTATGCACCTGATACGATTGCGTTATAACCACGCCGCTGTCGGTAACAGAAACACGGTTAGTACCTTCAAGGACATTTGTAATCGTATCGCCCGCTCTGGATTTTCTATCTCGTTGTGTTAATCGTGTTGTTGGCATTATGCAGCGAATACCCCCTCTGTTGGCCCAAAAGTATTCATTACGACCTGCTGGAGTAGTGCATTCGTCTTATCTATTTGTTTCGATACAATGGGTTGCGGTTTATTCGCCCTGCCAGATAATCCACCTATACCAAACCGCGATAAAGATATTTGCCTGGCTTCACCGCTCTTGGCTCGACTTAAACCCGTTACCAACGTCTTATCCAATATATCTTTAGATTGTTTAACTGCACGGTTGAATGTATCCTGACTTATAAACCCTTCCTTCAATAGTTCGATATATTTTTCCATGTTCGTGTTATGTATCTCAAACGGATTGCGAGTACGGTCAAACAATCTTGACGCTTCCCGCTGCGATTTGTTCATATTATCCAAAGCATCCTCAGCGCGCTTTATAGTATCTACTAAATTAAGAGCTTCCCGCAGTGCTTCAACGTCACCTAGTCCGCCTGTTTTGCTGAATAGCTCTAATAGCTTTAATTTTTCGAGCGTTTTATCAGTAGCGCCTACGTTTTGCATCTTTTCTTTAAGTTTGTCTAATTTTTCACCAAACGTATCAACAGCCCTTGATGCCTCGCTAAACACAAATCCGTTATTGCCAGTTGATTCTGCAACACTGTCTATAGCTGCCGACAATTCTAAAGCCTTGTCAGCCGCAACTCCATAATCAAAAGCGCCGTCTTTCGTTAGCTTATTAAATCGTGCCTGTATATCAGCTACGGTTCGCAATTCATTTGCTGACAAATTAGTTGGCCTACCTTTAGCATCCCGTAATGGTTGCGTCGTAGGACTGAAACTAAATCCCTTACTGAACAGATCGTCAAACGCTACAAACTCAAAAGCAGTTTTTAAGAAGGAAGTCATACCTTTAGTAAGGTCTGCAAGCCCCTCCACGAATGGCCGTAAGTTTTGACCCGCATCAATAAAGGATGCATTAAGTTCTGCCATCGCCTCCTGCATTGGCGTCATTTGTTTACTTGCTACAGTTTCGGTAGTGCCACCTGCTTTGCGTAACTCTTTTTCGTACTCGCGTATTCTGTCGGACATGCCAATAAGTGTTTGTATGAAAATAACGGATTTGTCGCTGAAACCTAATTGTAGCAGTGTAGCTTTTGCCTGTATGTCATTTAATCCCGCCAGTGCGTTTTCTACATCACCGATAATATCGGCTAAGTTGCGCATGTTACCTTCGGTATTGAAAACAGCTATGCCTGCACGCTCAAATTTATCGGAAAACTTGATCGACTTGGTACTAAGATCGCGTAATACGATACTTAACGCTGTACCCGCATCGGATGATTTAATACCCTGGTCGGCAAACGCAGCTAGAACAGCCACGCCCTCTTCTATATCTTTATTGATTATCTTTAGCGATGCACCTGCTTTGTTAGTTAGCGCCTCACTGAATTGTTGCACACTAGCATTTGCAAGCGTATTCGCCTTGACTAGAGTATCAGCAACACGCCGCATGTTTACCATATTGCGTTTAACATCATCAACAGTCAATCCTAACGCGGACTGTGCATCAGTAACGAGGTCTGTGGCTAAAGATAAATCAAACATGCCCGCTTGCGCAAACTTGGCCACAAAAGGTAGGGCAGCTATGGCTTGCTCTGCTTTCAGTCCTGCCGACGCTAAGAAGAAATAAGCCTTGGCCGCTTCCTGTGCAGAGAACACAGTAACACGTGCAACGTCTATAGCTGTCTGGCGCATGGTTTCTTGCAGGCCCGTTCGCACATCACCCATAATGGCGAGTGACCCCAGCATTGCCCTATCGAAATCTTCAACGGCTCTAGTTAATTTAACAAAACCAGCAACAGCAGCAGCGGGGCCAGCAATACTCGCCAAGGCGCGGATATTGGACGCGGCTATCTTGGAACTAAATGATGCATTTTTAGATGCTTTAGAAAAGCCCAGCAATGATCTAGTAGCGCCACGAATACCTTTAACAAATTTACTTGTTCTGGCTGTTAATGATACACTAAGTGTTGCTATGGTTGCCATGTTACTTACTCGGCGGCTCCTTGCCGGATAACGAAGTCAAGAAAGCCGCTATATGCTCATTCGATTGCCGTTTTATCGCACTTTTTAATTTAGGAATAAAATCATCGATCCTGAATCGCCTTTGATTTTTGGCTCTGTGCGCATTGGCTATTACACACGATGTAATGGCCTGCCTGAGATTAGATAATTCATCGCCAAACGAATTCAGCTTGTAGTATTCCATCCATTCATAAAAAAGACGCAGAGGTAAGCGTTCTAGCATTCCATCTACGTCTACCTCGCCCATGACCAGCGCGAGTTTGAAAGCAAATTCCCGCACTGGGCTAATTAGTTTTTTCCCGCGTCGTCCCCAATCCCGTTTAAGTCCATTAACTCTGTAACAATATCCTGTATAGGTGCTAACGGGCCTCCCAATAAATGCTTCTTGCTATCGCCATTGAAAATACGTTTACCTTTGGCATCGCAGGCACCCATAATACACCACTCGACCATCGCATTAGCCGTACCCATATCACCCTTTGTTGCGTCTGCGATACGCTGCACGTCGTCTATTTCCGATGCGCGCATAGTACGTACATACACAAAAGATTCACTGCCCCACACAGGTGTCATCACCTTTTTGACTTTGGGGTTATTGGCTATACGAGCAATGTTTGCACGGGTTACAACTGGCATAAAACCTCCTTTAAGGTGTTGAATCGTATACACATCGTACGTCGAATGTTGCGGTAGAGCCGCTGGCGTTGGTTAAAAACATAGCCGTAATATCTGTTGCCAAAGTATTCGTGAAGTAACTTCCTAAATACCAAATATACGGATTGTCCGCAGTCAATGCTATCGTCTCAGTAGGCGCACTGGAGCTATTTATTTCAAGTGTAATGTTTTGTGTTGAATTGATATAGATAGACTGAATGGCGCTTACGTCTATCGATATAACCTCCAACTGATCTGTTACAGAATCCGCTACAGTTGTAGAAATAATGTTGGCCTCACCCGTGCCAGAAAACGATTGGTTCTTAGCTACGGGATTCGGTCCACCATTCGCCCATGACCTTGTTAATGTATGTGTTGTAGCCATTATTTTTTACCCTTTTTTTTAGCCTTTGTTTTTTTCAATTCGTATCCGTGCGCACCCGGTAATTGACAAAGAACAATCCCGTCACGTTCTCCATCCTTGGGTTGCGCGCATCTGAATCGGTATACCCCGTGATATTTTCCGTCTGTATGCAAACTCCCCGCAAATCCAAGAAAGAATAAGGAACCGGACGCCCAAACATCATTACCGATTTGATAATCGTCGCTGTTGACGGTAAATCGTTTATTGAATACATCCTTCAGTTGATCCTTTGTATCTATAATCACTGGGGATTCCATATAGTCGCTCATTACTCACCTTTAAGTAACAGTCCAATCACCGCTGCATGTAATCGACAAACTGGCTACCGATTTTTCCTCATCGGCAACCGTAAAATCGAATCCAGATAAATGGCCACTTACGGACCACGAATTATTGCCCGCCCCATTGGGTACAACGATAGTAATCGTTTCATTGGCGCCGTTGATAGGGGGTTTAGTACCCATTAAAAAATTAGTATCCAGTTCAATAGTACTGCCAAAGCGATCAGCAGGCAGCATATCATTTGCCGTTGTCGTCCCCAAGTGACTACTATCAACGGAGGCATTACGTTCCCAGCTACCGTCAATTGTCAGTATCTCTGCATTGTATCCACTCGTACCAAATGTTACCGTTGCGCCTGTTCCGATGTCGGTAGCCATATGCTACTCCTTTATAAAGATGGCACTGTATCCGTATGCCAAAACAACCAAGACTGATTCACTCCAGATATACTTTCAGATTGTTCGCTACTTGCAGCAGGTTCAATCGTGTCAATCGCACTACTCAAATGCGAAGTCCTTACATTGGCCGTTACTACCGTTCCCATCGTTCCGTGAAACCCATCAATCGCGTTCCTCACGGATTCAGCCACCGCTTCGGCGTCTTTAGGCTTCTTGGCGTAAGACGTTATCTGCATGTCACGCCGGGTTAAGCCATTCGCACCACCCATGTGATGATCGTGGTCGCCGCCTATTTGATTAATTACAATCGCAGGTAACGATCTACTTTCCGGTGTTACACCGTAAAATACCTTCGTACCCACCAAAGCACTTACTCCGGCGTTATCTTTAAGTTGTTCAAACAAAGCATCCTTCATACTTATTACTTTTTAGCTTCCCGGATGATACCACTCGCTATTTCGCGTCGAATGATACCCATAGTCTGTGTTCTGTTGCTATCCACCGTGTCGCGTATAAACTTTTGCGGAGGCGCGTTTCTGGTACCTAATTCTATATTCGCGGGCCAATATGATTTATCACTATCAGCTATATCTAATTCCTGCCGTCTCGGCGTTATGATTTCAACTCCAAGGCGCGAGCGCGAGCGCTTAACGGATTTTATTTTCATACCTCTTCTAAGACGATCGGTATGTTCTCCAGTAACACGTATCTCACCAATAGCATGTTTTATAGATGTCAATAACGGCTTAGCAGCCTTCCGCATGGACTGGCGTACAACTTTTTTCTGTACCCGATTCGGCAACTTGTTGAGTTTCCTTGTTAATGCCTTATCACCCAGAAGCGATATATCAATTATGCCAGCCATTACACCTTCTCTTTGCACATCAATTGCATACGCCGATTACGCTCATCCGTATTCAACATACTCACGATATTGAATATCCTTGACCCGAATAACAACCGATGATTAGGCGTTAATCCCGCAAAGTTACGGATAATAATCTTATGCGTAGCCGTGCTTTGCTCCTGGTCCGCTACAATCGTTTCATCGCCACTGAGAGGCGTAATAGACGCCCTGACCGTTGCATCCGTCGCCCACGAATAATCAACATTGTATGAGTCCCGCGACTCGGTAGACGATTGAATCGCTACCGAATGACGTAGCTCGCCAGCACGCATACTTAGAAAATTCGGTCCTGCCATAATAAAGCATCTACACCCAACGGAACTTTTTTAATACTCAATCCGACAATCGTTGCCTCACCATTTTCAAAATTATGTGCCGCCAACATCTTAATCGCCGTCTTGAAATACTCAGGAACAGCCGATGCGGCGCCATAGCCGCATATAAAACGTATCTCCACAGCGTTCATTTCCATCCGAGTCGTCGGCCAATTTTCATTGAACGCTTGACGAAGCCTCGCGGGTTCCGATTCTTTGTCCAATTGATATACGGTGTCGGCTAACGTCTGCTGTGCGCCCTGGTCATCCGTATACTTAACCGTCGTTATACCTTGCGTGGGCGGGAGCGGTATAATTATCTGGGCAAAAAACCGATCCAAAAACATATCATACGTCGCCGTTACAAGCTGCCTTCGCGTAAACGATTGCGCATATTTTGTGGCAACGGTTATTAACGCGGTAAGCAAATTATCATCGTCACTGTTCGATGCGTCGATCCGCATGTGCTCTTTGAGTTCGGCAAGCGAAACCGGATCAGCAGCCGCTGCCGTCACAATAGTTAATGCTTTATCGTGCGATGACATTACATAGGCTGCGCTGTAACAGAGAATGTAAAGCTGGCGTCATCGCCTACTGCATCAACCAGCGTCCACTTACACCGCCACGCACCGCCAATAATATCACGAGTAGTACCCGCCGACAGCGCAGCACTCGCCAAGAACCCTGCTACTGCGTTTGCAGCTTCGACCTTTTCAACGTGTATCAAGGCGCCGCCGTTTCCTAACACCTGAATAAACGCCACGACATCTATCCAGTTCGTACCGTCGATAGTGGTTTGAACCGTAACGTCTAGCGTATCCGTCGCATCCGTCGCCGCTGCAGTAACATCAAGTGAGAATACAGCCGCTTTTACCCACGGCTGTATCATCACTGCAGATGTTCCAGTATTGGTAACAATGGTCGCCTGCGAAGCAAGAATCTCAATAGAGTTATCTATCTTGTTGACAATTGCGCACATTCGTTACCCTTTCTTAACGGGTTTCTTTTCAACGGCTGGCGATGGTGTGGATACCGAACCAGATGCAACTTTTACAGCCGCCCTTCTACTGATAAAATGATTAGCACTAGCATCGTTCATTTCGTAAGTTTTACCTTCCTCAAAAAACGCGGCCTCTTCATCCTTTACTGTGTAATTCCTTGTAAATTTAACTTTCATCGCATCTCCTAAGCGTCAATGATTTCTGCTACCGTACTCAGATCATGGTCTAATACCGGCGCATATCTCGGCATTGATCCTAGTATTGTGCAACTGATTAAATTGGCTCCGGTTACTGGAGTAATGACACAGGCTACAAATTGAAATCCACCTTCATCATCCAACTCTTCTGTTTTCACGTTGATAATATATTGCGTATTATCATCCGAAGCCCCAATAGCCGTGATCGCTGCGCCAGCAATGTCCTTGGCAGCCGTACCACTTGAATCCGTAGCCTGTTGCATTTTGGCGTTTAATACGCCACCCACAGCGCCTATCGTAATGTAAGACGCAACAAACGGATATTTCGCAGTATCGGCCCAATCCGACGTCACAGCGGAAGTTGCGCCATCTACCGCGTCAATTGTTGCTATAATAGCGATGGTATCGCTAATTTGTGTATTCGTTACACCCATTTTCTAACTCCTTCTTTGTTAGGATCGTTCTGCCAACGTAATGAACGACGAAAGGTTGTTACTACCGTCACGCACGGCAATTGAAGAACCTAACCACGGTTGACCCGCAAGACGCATGATAAATCTAAACGCCGTAACATCCTGATCGAACCACAAGTGAATCGATGTCTCTGCTCTGATTCCACCAGCCTTTTGAGCCGTGAGGTATTCGCCAAGATCACAAAGAATAATATCTCCCAAGTCACCCAAGGTTTCACAAGCCTGCGTAAGAATAACCGGCTTGCCCATTAACGTACCAAATGGAGATGAAGATAATCCACCAGGAGGCAGATATGCAGGCCACGGTGAATTTGTTCCGGTAAACGCCAAATTGAACAGTTCTGGTTCAACATCTTGATTAATCAGCCATATCGCATTCGGTCGGCTGGGCGCATACATTCGTGACCACATATTTGTGATGTTATCAAACACAACGGTATCCGCTGTTTGACCTGAAACTTTAGCAACACTAACCGTTGCAGGTGCGTTTAGAATACCCAACGGCTGACCTGATCCCGTGCCTTGAACAATGGCCAAGTTGATCTTGAAATCAATCTTATCGGGCGCCTTCTTGCTCAAGTAGGACGCTAGTGCCGAAGAATCTTCAAGCAATTCATCCGTCACCGGAATCAAAACCGACAGCTTATTCAATCGAACTGTAGTCTGCTTAAGCTCTGGTTTCGTCTGGGTAAGAGATGCCCCTTCATTTTCCCAGTTCGCTAAAATACCGCCTGCAGTTTGCCAAGGCGTAGTTTCATCGACTGGAACAGTTAGCGAATTGGACGAACTAATCATCTGATCGGTTCTGGACAATAAAGAATCCTCGCCCGTAACCTTCAGCATGATCTCATTGATAAAATCAGGTGGGACAGCAAAACCGCCATCCGCACCAACGGACTCTTGTCCGAAGGTTGTAGCGGCCGTGAGGCGCTGATCGAAATTACCTGGATTAGCACCACGCATACTGGCCTGCTTAACCGCAGTGGCGAAGTCGCCTAAGTTATGCCATCCCTGTTTACCGCTGTTGGCAAGTGCGCTGGCGTATACTGTTCCACGCTTTCGCCTTGGCTTCGATTTATCGTTATCGTCTTCCGTCATCGAAAGCGCTTCATCCGGTTCGCTTGGTTCGGTTTTTCGTCCCATGCTTTTATTCAGTGTTTCGTTCTGCTTTTCTAGCTTTTGCTGAATTTCAACCTGCTCCCGCAACCCGTCAAACTCGTCTGTGAGTTGCTGAAGTTCATCTTTTTCTTCGTTAGTAGGGTCGCGTTTCTCAGCTTCGCATTGCGCGGTCATCGCAAGGCAAGCATCTTGAATCTCTACCATCCGTTTTGTAATTTCTGATACATCCATTAAATTGCCCCTAATAAAAAGGCCCAATTGTCAAAGTGGTAACCTTCAACAATCGAGCCTGTCTACGAAAAAAGACCCTAACTGTTAATTGTGTATTACCACAACAAACGGTTAGAGCCTTCGGTTGACCTGTAACTCTTTTCCGATACGTCTTGCCACGCCCTTGGTTGACCGCAGGCATATGGCTAACTAACTATACTACCTATTTAGCTCAGTTGCAATTGTTTTTTCAACTTTTTTCATCAAGTCGATAGTTTCCTCGTCTTCCACCTTCTCGAATTTCAATTGGAGGTATCTTTCCAGCCAATTTCCACAGTGTTCACGGATATATTGTTCCGTCTGACCGGCAAAAGAGCTATCGAGCAACTTAACGCCCGCACGCACAGCGGCATCAGGCAACCCATCGGCAGACAATAACCCATCCACGGCATCGCCGGTATCCACAATATCAGTAGCGTGAAGCGATGTCGGCCTCCAAATTGGCGGCAACGGATCACCATCAGCATCTTCTTTCCGTGTACCATCATCATTCAACCTAACCAATTCATCCGCCTGTAAAACGAGTGAACTGGATAAAGCGTCCGAATCTTCCTCAGCTAAATCCATTACGTGACCACCCAAATTACCAGACGGCGAAGTAAATGAAGCGTCACTCAAAAACAAATCAGCGCGCACCCGATCGCCATCAAGACGCGGGTTCCTTGCTCTTCCCAAGAACTTACCGATCCCATCTTCGGATAGCGTAGGATGCGCAAACCTTGATTTAAGACCTTTCGGTTCGTCTTTCATCAAAGAGACGATCTGTTTCAATGCTTTAATATCGAATTCGCCTCGCCCTTCAGTCTTAAACGACCCCTTTTGAGCCACCACGAAGCCGCGGATCACCTTGTTAGGGCGATCTACGCCGATCGGGCCACCTTTGGCCAGCGCCTTCATTCTCAATTTCGCCTGTTCATCAGTTTTTAATACTTTTATCATTTCATACACTCCGCCATTAGACCGGCGTCAATAACCTTGTCGATCAGATAATCCGCCGATTCTCCCGGTCTCAGTTCGTTTTTCCACGCGCTCGTATCACCATCATCATAAGCCGCTAATATATCACATTTCGACTGCTCCATGTGGCGTTGGACATAAAAACCGATCGCTAAATTTGTCATATCGTTGCGCATTTTCTCGCCACCTGGACTTGGACAGGACGCGAGTATTGAAGAAATTGTCGCACATAATTCTTTGTCCATGTATTCGTGGTGCTGCACGTAAAATGCATCTATTTCACCTACAAATCTATCCTTACTACCGCCAGCCCTTGCTTGTATTACATCCACTCTGTGAGATTCGCGCCTGAGAATACGTTCCATGCACTCCACTAGCAAATGCTTGTAGGACGCTTTAGTGGTAGATAGCCCCTCATCTTCCGTTGTTTCCTCTTCACCCTCAGTTTCATCCACATCCACATCGTTATTTTCGGCTTCATCAACAGGCTGTTCGGTTTCTTCTTCGTCATCCTCTTCCAAGAATTTTTCAGAAGTCGTCATATTTGTAGGCATCAGATATTGATTGCCTTCATCACCTGGTAACGAATTCATATCCTCAAATCTGCGTATTTCATTGACAGATAGCCACCCCCACTGTCGACCTATGGCGTAGCCCTCGAATCGGCTTTGCGTGTCCCCCCGCAACAATCCGTTCAAATTCATCTTCGTAAAGAATCTACCCGCGCGGTTGGAGCTAAGCAATTTAATATCAGCCTCTTGCTCAAATCTCAAAGCCCACGAAACAATCGAATTCGTTACGAAATCTTTTGATTGTTCCTCGATATTATTGAAAGACGACTTTTCTAAATCGCCGATCATGTGGGGCGGGACTCTGAACCACCGCGCGATATCTGTCACTTGAAATCTACGCGTCTCCAAGAACTGCGCATCCTCTGGCGGAATGCCGATACTTTTATAATCAAGCCCCTCTTCGAGCACAGCAACAACACTTCCACGATTAACGCCTCTATGCGCATCTTCAAAAGAATTCTTGAGATTCTTCTTTGCTTCTTCGCTAAGTTTTTCCGGATATTTTAATACACCACTTGGTATACTGCTGTTACCAAAGAAACTAGAACCGTACACCTCCGTTGCAATACCCAAACCAATAGACTGCGAGGCATGAGCAATCACGGAATAACCTACCACGCCGTCAAACCCTAACCCTCTGAGATGAAACATATTCTTGGCGGCAATCACCGTATTATCTTGTCTGTTGTTGGATATTTCATAAATAATATCGCGGTTGCTATTCCGTCGTACTGTCACCCTATTCGGCGTAATAACCCACATTGCAAGCGGTTCACCGGCCATATTCCGTTCTATTTCCGCGTATCCGTTGCCCCACATTGTCGCATGCGCCATTAATGTTTCTTTGAAGGTGAATGGATAGGTTTCTTCGTTGGGGCGCTTGCCGATAATACGTGCCACGTTTGTATCAGTCACAATTTCTTTATCGCCGCTATCTAATCTTTTCAATTCCTGCCACGGAAGCGATCCAACAGTTTCGCTAAGAAGCCGTACAGCGGAAAACACCGCCGAGTATTTCAGAGCAGTGTCTTCGTTTACGAATATGCCCGAATTGGTACGAGGCATGAATACGGTATGACGATTCGTAGGGTTCGATCGTTCAGTGCGCGGCGCCAATGCACTTTTGTTAATAAAACTATCCAGTATCATTTTCGCCCCGATCCTTTTGATTCTGTTCGTTTAATTCTTTTTTAGTCTGATCGTACCAGATAAGCAATAAGAAAATACCGCCGAAAAACCAAGCCAAAGGGGGCCACGCGAGATACGCGCCAATCAAAGCCAAAGCCCAGCCGATGAAGAGTAGTGATGTGGTCATATTTCTAACCTTAATTGTCCGCCGTCTTTTCCGTGTTCTGGGGTTACTCGCCGAAAGACCGATACCAATGTATTCGCATTGCAACCCCCAATAACAAAAAAAAAGCTATGTATATAACAGCATCCATGGTTATCTCCTGTTAACTACGTCGTCAATCCTTGATTTTCTTCTTGCCGCCACAGTTATCGCAAATCTCATACTTCCATATGTGCTTATCTTCTAGTAATTGCCTAATTGCGTCTTCTATTCGTACTGGTGTAAATGTACGAACCCAAATGGCAGTAATGCCACCACCCGTACCCCAAGGCGTTACGTCCTTTGTTGGAATTGTGCTATCTCCCCACATTTTGACGATGTTTTCAAAGAATTTCTTATTCGGTATTTTTCCCATACAGAGTCTCCTATACCGTGGTCAATCCCTGCGTTTCGTAGATACTGGTTTTATCCTCTTGTACCATCGAACGTCCGATAGCCATAATCAAAGATACCATACCGTCGATCTTTTCGGTACTCTTTTTCTTGCTCGGCTTCATATTATCAGCCGCATCCTGTTCTACCGCAACATTCGACGCCATCCACCGCATAACCTTATTGCCGCCGTGTTTAAGATTACCCTCTAACACCAATCGCTCCAACTCTTTAGTCGGGGCCGACATCGAAGCAAAGCCCTGACCAAACTGGCTAATCTCAAATCCGTCGCCCGCAAGCTGCGTCTGCAATTGCGTACTGTTCCAGCGATCAATCGCAATCTCTTGGATATCGTACACCTCGCCGATTTCATTGATCCGCGAACGAATCACATCGTAATCAATGACATTGCCATCGGTCAATTCTATCAAACCCTCACGCGCCCAGGTAGAATAAAACACCTTATCCTTTTTTTCCCGCTGATGTGCATTCTCACTCGGTACCCAAAAGTATGGAATCACCACATTGCCCATATCGGGAAATAGCATTACAAACGCAGCAACGTCGGTCGTAGAAGCTAAATCCAGTCCGGCATAACATCTTTGACCCCGCAAGTCAACATCCGGCACCATTCCGTCGCAAGCATCCCATTTTGACATCTGCAAGAATCGAACATCCTGCTCAGTCCTGATATTAAGATGCAACCGCTTAAACCTGTTTTCCAGCCGTGGCGTCTCCTGCGCCTCTTTACACTCTTTTCTCAAATACTCTCTTTTAACAGAAACGTCGATATTAGGATTAGCCTTCTCCCACGTCTTTTCATCAGTCCAATCATCCTTTGTGCTGGCCTCCCAAATCACAGGCAACAACGTACGATCAGAATAACCGTCTCGGACCTTACACGCGCCCTTGTGTTTTTCGTTGCATATCGAACCCTCACGATCATAGTCGCTGGTAGTGATATAAATCAAAAGAGGCTGCCTTCTACCAGCGGTAGATGTTTCTAGGGTATCAACCAGCTCAGGGTTCGGCAAAGTATGCAATTCATCAATCACGCCCAATTGAGTGTTAAAACCGTGATGCGCGTCCGGCTCAGATGAAATAACCCGATACACGCCAAGATCGTCGATATTCTGAGAATGCTCCACAAGCTGGATAGATTTAGCCTGACCCTTGTATATCTTACATCTTTCACGAAGATCAGGATTACGGGCAACCATCCCAGCCGCATGATAAAATACCAAACTAGCCTGGCCATAAGCAGAGGCGGCACCGTACAACTCGGTACCGTACTCCATATCCTCAAACAGCATGTAAAGTATCAATCCAGCCGCGAGGGGGGTTTTACCATTTTTTCTCGGAACAAACACAAAAGCAGTCCGGTATCGCCTGGTATCATCTTCATTCATCCAACCAAACAAATTACCGACAATGGCGATCTCCCAATTCTCTAACCAGAACTGTTTACCACCCAATTCACCCTTAACATGCACCAACTGCTCAGGGAAAAAAGCCACCGCGTGACGTGCAGCATCCACATCGAAAACACAATCACCGTAATCATCCCACGGATTATAACCAGGGATACCTTCCTGGCAGATACGAATCAAATCATCATCCGACATGGAAAACAGCTCTTTTTTCTTAACCGGTGCTTTTTCTTTGGCAAGACGTTCAGCCTTTAACTTGGCTCTTTCACGCCAACCACCACGCATTGCGGCTCGCTTAGTCGACTCCGCCTTTGGTCCTCGTAAACCCAATCGTCCAATCCTTAAAAAAGGTGAGAAAAAAATGCTGTTTTCCATGTCGGATGATGATTTGATTCGTATCTGCCAGGAAGGTATCCCTGGTTATAATCCGTGGGATGATTACGGTGAT